AGGCCGGTACTTTGCTCGCGAGACAATACAAAGACCCACCAGTGGTAATGTATGGGCCGCTGGTGATTCAAAATCCGATTGTCAGGCGGCTTACACCGCTTGAATGCGAACGTCTGCAGGGCTTTCCTGACGGATGGACTGACATTGGTGACTGGGTGGATTCAAAGGGCAAGAAACACAAGGGCGATGCAGACAGTCCCCGCTATAAGGCGCTTGGCAATAGTATTGCACTGCCGTTCTGGAAGTGGATGGCAGAGCGGATGGTCCGGTACATTCCAGGACACGCTACGATGGGATCGCTCTTTGATGGGATCGGTGGTTTCCCTTTGGCATTTCAGCGTTGTGGATGTGAGCCTGTGTGGGCATCAGAGATAGAAGAATTCCCGATTGCAGTGACAAAAAAGCGATTTTATGATATGGTGGAATCATGAATGCTTATGATGTTGAGTATGTGCCGGTTGCGGATCTGGTGCCATACGAGAAAAATGCAAAGAAGCATCCCAGAGAACAGATCGACCGAATTGCCGAGAGTATTCGGCAGTTCGGCTTTCGGCAGAATCTGGTGGTGGACAGGAACAATGTAGTTGTGATCAGTCACGGGAGGCTTTTGGCAGAGAATTGTTTTTTGAGTACGAAAAAAGAGGAACATTATGCACTATGTTTATAAATATGTATTAGACGGAGAGATTATTTATATCGGAAAATCGGATGCTAAAAAGCCGTTTTCAAGATTGCGTCAGCATGGCATAAGTGGTGATAATATCCCTTGTGAATATCACAGCCTTATAAAATCGGCTGATATTTTCTATTGCGAGTTGCCAAACGCAATTATGACAGATGTTGTGGAATCTGAATTGATAAGAAGATATAAGCCGAAACTGAATAAGGATTCAAAGGCTACATCAGAGTGGGGCGGTTTGGCATTTGTTGAACCAGAGTGGGTTGAATATCGCAAAAAATACACACAGGAACAGCGACAGGAATTATTGGAGCAAGTAGAATTGTCACGAAAAAGTGTTCGTGACATACAAGCGAGAATAAGCAAATTGATTAATACAAAACTTTGGCTATCTGGCAGTTGTGGGCGGTATGCAAGCCGTTATCATTATGGTGCGATTGGGATTGATAATCCATGCTTTATTGGTGTCGGTACTAACGAAGAAAAACAAAATATATTAAATGGATTCACGATAAGCATTGATGGGATTTTATCTTATAACAGCAAACCGCCTATCATTACGGAAAGTGAATTTATCAGAGATAATTATGATTTATTGGAAACATCGGTGCTTGTCGAGGAAGATAAATTAAGAGAATGGCTTGATACGGAATGTCAGCCGATACTTGAAAAACTCAAAGATATTGAGTTTGAAATCAGTAATTATCGACTTTCTGCATGAAATGTGACATAATGTTACTAGGGATATAAAGCGAGGACAGAGGTTAGCTACCTTTTCAATGCCCTAATCATTGATTACTTGCTTTATATATAAAATAACTATTAGGGAGTTGATAACATGGAAAAATGGATTTGTAACAGGTGTGGTAAGGAATTATCCGAGAAGCCGTACAAAAACCAGACTTGCGATTGCAAGGGCAGATTTGCGAGGTTCACAACTTGTGAGAAATGCGGTAAATGGTTCAAGAATGAAAAAGGCTACAAGTTCTGCTCTGCTGAATGTGGAAGAGGTAAGCATGACAGAGATGGTAAGATAGAGGTTATCTGTGATTGTTGCGGAAAGACCTTTGTCAGATACAAAAGTGACCGAAAAAGCAAAAAGCATTTTTGTAGTTTAGATTGCAAGCGTGAGTATGAAAAACAAAACAGAGTGGAGCGTACTTGTAAGGAATGTGGAAAAGTTTTCCAGATTCCTAAAAGTGTTGTAAGCGGAAAAACAAACGCAAGTGCAAACTTTTGTTGTCGGGAATGCTATGACAAGTATCTATCTGATTTTAACAGAACAGATACATACAGAGGATTCAAACAAGCCAAAAGGAAATACTTTTCGGGGAAACAGTTTTGTGCTATATGTGGTACAACAGAAAAGATACAGATACATCACATAATCCCATACAGGTTGACGCAGGATAATAGCCGTGAAAATCTGATACCTTTATGTGTGAAACATCATAAAATCATAGAATATATCGGGTTAGACCTTATGAAAGCCGATACAGATTATGAGAGAGTGAAGTTCCTGTATAACAATATTTTGAGGGAAAGACAGATTATAACCTATATGAAAATAAAGGAGTGTCAGACAGTTGGAGATAATTAAGTTAGGGCTTGACGAATTAAAACCGTATGAGAAAAACGCAAAACGCCATCCCGAAAAACAGATTGAACAGATAAAGAAAAGCATTGAACAGTTCGGAAACAACGATCCGATTGCCGTTTGGGGTGATGATAATACCATTGTCGAGGGGCATGGGCGATATATTGCCTTGAAAGAATTAGGCTATACAGAAGCGGAGTGCATCCGGCTTGACCATTTAACAGATGAAGAACGGAAAGCCTACACTTTGGCTCATAACAAACTGACAATGAACAGCGATTTTGATTTTGAGATACTGGATGAAGAATTGAAGGACATTATTGATATAGATATGTCCGATTTTGGATTTGACCTTGACGATGAAGAGGATGTTGAGGTTGAAGAGAACGAAGCACCCGAACCGCCAGCAGAGCCAAAAGCAAAAGTAGGCGATTTATACATATTAGGTAATCACAGACTTATCTGTGGTGATTCTACGGACACTGCGGTTATTGATAGGCTTATGGATGGGGTAAAGGCTGATATTGCATTTACAAGTCCGCCGTATAATGCAGGAACGACAGCAACGGAAACTGCAATGGGCAAAACAACAAAGTATAACGGGAATGATGACAACAAGACGGATTCAGAATACAGAGATTTTTTGAACGCATATTTGCATTGCGCGTTGGCTGTAAGCGAATATGCTTTTATGAATGTTCAAAGCATATCAAACAATAAGATTGCTCTTATTGATGTGTTGTCAGACAACAAAGAAGTATACGCTGACACGATAATTTGGGACAAACAGCATGGTCAACCTGCCATGGCTCACAATGTGCTGAACAGCGTATATGAATACATACATATATTCAGTCACAAAGCAAATCGAGCAATCGGCACAATAGATTTCAGAGGCACGATTGACAATATACTGCATCTGCCACAACAGCGACACAATGAATTTTCAAGCATCCATAATGCGACATTCAGTGTTGAGTTTGCCGCTTGGTTTATAAGCAGATTTGCGAAAGAGATTGTATTAGACAGCTTTGGTGGCACAGGCACAACACTAATAGCCTGTGAACAGTTAAACCGCAAATGTTATATGTGCGAACTTGATCCCAAATATGTTTCCGTGATTTTGCAAAGATATATAAACTTTAAGGGTTCGGATGAAGATGTATTTTTATTAAAAGACGGAAAGAAAATACCGTATTCCGAGGCATATTCTTAAATTTATAGTGCCATCGTGATATAATTATTATAAGAAGGTGGAATAAATGGCAATAGGCAAATATGCCGAATGGCTTGAAGAGGACAACCTAATACGGATTGAGGGTTGGGCAAGGGACGGTCTGACCGAAGAGCAGATTGCCCATAATATGGGCGTTTCATTAAGTACGCTCAAAAATTGGAAAAAAGACCATTTGCCTATTCTGACCGCCTTAAAAAAGGGCAAGGATGTTACTGACCGAATTGTGGAGAATGCCCTTTATAAAAAAGCCACAGGATATACCGTTACCGTCAAGAAACCGATTAAGATTAGAACAGAGAAACAAAAGGACGGTGCAAAAATCGTTACCGAGGAAATTCAGTATGTAGAAGAAGAAGTTTATTATCCACCTGATACAACCGCACAGATATTTTGGCTGAAAAACAGAAAGCCTATTGATTGGAGAGATAAGCAGATTGAAGCGGTGACATTTGAAGTAGAAGATTTGTCCAGTTTGGCAGATATGTTAAAGGATGATGATTAAGTATGAAAAACTATTATGTTTATCGGCATATATTCCCGAATGAAAAAAGTTATATCGGCATATCAGGAACAGCGATAACAGAGCGTTGGGGTGTAAATGGCATACAGTATTCTAATCAACCTAAAATGTGGAAAGCAATCTGCAAGTATGGTTGGGATAATGTGCGGCATGAAATCCTTTACTATAACCTTGATGAAGAAACTGCCAAAAAGATTGAGCAGGAAATGATTATCAAGTACGATTCAATCAATGACGGCTACAACTCCTCAATCGGTGGAGATAACATAAACACAACCTATCTTTGTGAAGATTTGCTTGCACTGTTAAGAAAAAACAAAGATGTTATACAAGATTGTGGAATTTTAATACAAGTAAATAATTCTCGGTTCGATAAAGAAGAAGCCGACTATTGGAATGAATGTTATCAGGCTGTCCGATATAAGCACAAAAGACAAATTGAAAAATTTAAGTCATGCGATTGGAGCCTGTCCGATTGGCGTGATGTGGATGAAATACTCCACGAAATGTTGGTATATGATCTTATTTATTGGTTGCACAAATTTGACCTTGATGAAGAAATAGACAGGATTCGTAATTATAATTATATGCAGTGGCGTATGGATTATTTTTCTCAAAAGAAAACTTTGATTGATGTTTTACAAGCCAAAATCAGAGAAGCCGCAAAGCATAAGGGGTTGATATAGTTGCCTACTAAAAAAACTACGACTATTGATTGGAAACCATTTTCCAAAAAGCATAAGGATTATATCAAAAACGCACTCCACAACAAAATGAATGTTGCTGAGGGCGCTATTCGTAGTGGTAAAACAATTGACCACTGCATCATTGCTGCGATGTATCTGGAAACGTGCGAGGATAAGATTCATCTGGCGACCGGTGCGACCATTGGTAACGCAAAGCTGAACATTGGCGTGTGCAATGGTTTCGGTCTTGAGAATCTGTTCCGTGGCCGGTGTAAATGGGGGAAGTATAAGGATAACGAGGCGCTTTACATCAACACACAGACCGGGCAAAAGGTTGTGATTTTTACGGGCGCTGGAAAGGCTGACTCTTACAAGCGCATCCTGGGTAACTCCTACGGTCTGTGGATTGCGACCGAGATCAACGAGCATTTCGATTCCGATGATTCCCGTATTTCATTCATCAAAGTTGCTTTCGGCCGTCAGGTGGCTGCAATTCGGCCGCTTGTGCTGTGGGACTTAAACCCGTGTAATCCCACACACCGCATCTATGTGGATTACATCGACAAGTACAAGACGGACTATGTTGGAGGGTATCAGTATGAGCATTTTACGATTGCCGACAATCTGTCCATTTCACCTGAGAGATTTGCCGAGATCAAGAGCCAGTATGTCGAAGGATCCATCTGGTACCGGCGTGACATCCTGGGTGAAAGGTGCATTGCTGAAGGTCTTATATATCCGATGTTCGAGGATGCGATCAAGGCTCCACCGGCACTCCCTGCGTTCTCTGATCTGTCTGTGGAAGATGTCTGCATATCCATCGACTATGGCACGATGAATGCGTTTGCCGCGATCCTGTGCGTCCGACAGGACGGTGTCTGGTATGCCGTGCGTGAATATTACTATTCCGGCCGTGATAAGGGTGTTCAGAAAACGGACGAGCAGTACGCACAGGACATCGAGGCATGGTGTGCTGATGTGATCCCTGATTCATCCCTTCGTGTGATTGTGGACCCGTCGGCCGCTTCTTATATCGCTCTTATGCGTAAGCGTGAGCATCGTTTCCGTGTTCTTCCTGCGAAGAATGCGGTTCTGGACGGTATCCGCGAGACTGCCAATGCTCTTGAAAATGGGTATCTTGTGATCTCTCCACAGCTGAAGTCATGGAAAGCCGAGGCGAGTGGTTATATCTGGAACGACAAGGCCGCAGACGATGCTCCGGTGAAAGAGAACGACCACTTGATGGATGCGACCAGGTATTTTGTAAAGACGATGCATGTAGTCCGAAAAGCAAGAAGAAAAGAGATTTTTTGATTGGGGGTGATTGCGATTTATACTTATCAGGATTTACTCGCTGTTGGTGAGGATGAAGGCGCTCGTATGGATTTTGTCTATGCGATGATCGGCTACCACAAGGAATCAGACCAGTACGAGGAAGCCAAAACCGCGCAGGAATATGCGAAGCACAGAAATGTGACGATCGACGAATACCAGAAACTGCTCTATACGATCTCCGGGCAAGCGGTCCCTGACAACTACAGCGCGAACTACAAGCTGAAGTCAAACTTTTTTGACCGGTTTGTCACCCAAGAGGTGCAATTCCTTCTTGGAAACGGGATGTCTCTCTCTGTAGATTCCGACAAAGAAAAGCTGGGAGAGGACTTCGACATACGGCTGCAGATCCTTGGAAAGTATGCCCTTGTGGATGGCGTGGCGTTTGGGTTTTGGAATTATGACCATCTGGAAACATTCCGGCTGACCGAGTTCGTGCCGCTTTACGATGAGGAGACGGGCGCTCTGTCTGCCGGTATCCGGTTCTGGCAGATCGACTCCGTGAAGCCGCTTCGCGCAACTCTCTATGAGCTTGATGGGTATACGGAGTTCATCTGGCGAAAGGACAAGGGTTCTGTTTACAAGCCAAAGCGTCAGTATGTCCTCAGCGTCCGTACAAGCGCCGCAGACGGCTCTGAGATCATGGATGGGGAGAACTACCCTACGTTCCCTATTGTGCCGTTGTGGGGCAACACAGCGCATCAGAGCGAACTTGTGGGCATCCGTGAGCAGATCGATGCGTATGACCTGATTAAATCCGGTTTTGCGAATGACCTTGATGATGCAAGCCAGATTTATTGGACGATCCAGAATGCCGGTGGCATGGATGATATTGACCTGGTGAAGTTCGTCGAGCGAATGAAGACCGTGAAGGCTGCGGTCATGGATGATGACGGTGCCCGGGCTGAAGCACACACGATGGATGTGCCGTACTCTGCGCGTGAGGCTCTGCTTGAGAGGCTCCGGTCGGATCTGTATGACGATTATATGGCTCTTGATACAAAGAACATTGCCGGTGGCGCTACGACGGCCACACAGATCAAGGCTGCGTATGAGCCGCTGAACAATAAGGCAGACATGTTCGAGTATTGTGTGCTGGATTTCCTGGGGAACTTGTTCTATCTCGCTGGCATCAACTCCGAGCCGAGTTTCACAAGGTCGATCATGATCAATATGCAGGAAAACATTCAGGTCCTTTTGCAGACGGCCCAGATTCTCCCGCCTGACTACATCGTCCGAAAGATCCTCGAAACGCTTGGCGATGGCGACAAAGCCGATGAGATTCTGCAAATGATCCAGGACGAAGAAATGAGGAGGATGACCGAAGATGAAGCCGGACTTGGGGAGGAAACAGACGGACAGGAAGCTTGAAGAACTTGAGAAGAAAATCCGGCGCGTCTATGTCGAGGCAGAGAAGGATCTGAAGGTCAAACTGGATGACTATTTTCGCCGGTTCGAGGTAAAGGACAGAATCAAGCGGGATCAGCTGAAGCGTGGCGTGATTACTGCTGCCGAATACCGACAGTGGCGTATCGGTCAGATCGCTGTGGGGAAGCGCTGGCAGGCTATGCTCGACAACGTGTCGGCAGATCTTGCCAATACCACAAAGATCGCAAAAAGCATAGCGAACGGCTATCGTGCCGAGGTCTATGCGATCAATATGAACTATGCGACTTACGACATCGAGCATCGGCTGCAAGTTGACACTTCCTTCGTGCTTTACAACCGTGAGGCTGTGGAGCAGATCATCCGTGACGAGCCTGAACTGCTGCCACCGCCTGGGCCGCAAATGCGGCGCAAGCTGGCGTCTGGTGCCGCTGTCCGATGGGAGAAAGGACAGATTCAAAGCGTGGTCACACAGGCGATTATACAGGGCGAGAGCGTGCCAAACATGGCGACTCGTGTCGCTCATACGCTGTGTGCAAGTGACCGAAAAGCGGCCGTGAGGTATGCAAGGACTGCCATTACCGGGGCTGAAAATGCCGGCCGGCTGGACAGCTTTTATCGCATGGAAGGCATGGGCATCAAGATAAAAAAGACGTGGCTTGCGGTCCTGGACAGCCGCACCCGTGATGCCCACAGAGAGCTGGACGGCGTGACGATTCCTCTGGATCAGCCTTTTGAGAATTCCATAGGCAAAATCATGAAACCCGGCGATCCGTCTGCCGATGGCGCGAACCTGTGGAACTGCCGCTGTATGATGGTTTCTTCTCTTGAGGGTTTCGAGACGGACTGGACGGATATGCGGCTCAGAAACACGAAGAAGCTGGGCGATATGTCTTACGATGAGTGGAAAAAAGCACACGGCAAATCGCAGGACATCCTGACGCCTGACAAGGTGGCGGCGGTCATGCGCGGCCGTTATGCGAGGGAGTACAGAAGATGAATGTTCGCTTTATATCCCACAAGGACGAGGCTCTGCAAGCGCTTGACGAGGCAATAGCGCAGGCCCTTGAAATGATCGGGTCCAAGGCTGCCGGGTATGTTTCCGGCCTTGCTCCCGCTGATACCGGGCGGCTCAGAAACAGCTATACCTGGGCGACCAAGCGTTCGGAAGGCAGAGGGTTCTCCTATACGGATGACAATAATAACGTGTTCTCATATGACATCGGTACCGGCGTTCCTGATGATACGGTGTGCATCGGTACGAATGTGGAGTATGCCGTCTACCAGGAACTGGGGACATCCCTGATCGATGCACAGCCGCATCTGAGGCCCGGTGTAGAGGATCATCTGGACGAATACAAAGAAATTGCGAGGAGATGTTTGAAGGGTCAGGCTTGACACAATTCTATACAATTCGATAAAACTAAAAAAAGTTCGACATTATTAATTTAAGCAAAACCTACTTAACGACTAGGTTTTGCTTTTTTAATTTTTCTTATATTTTATTTATTTCTCTTATCTTTTATTAACTACCTATGTTTCATCTTCATACATTTTCTATAAAGTCCCTAGTAGCAAAAATATATATAGAAAGTTTATATAAAATGTATGAAGATTATTCATAGGGGTATGTCAGAATATTCTGTATATTTGAATGAGCGCGAGTTTGTCTGGTTTTACTTTGGTGCTTGCGTGGATTGTGGGAATGTGATATTTTAGAACCATCTGAACAGCGAGGAACTGCTGCCGAAGTACAGGAGGATATGATGGCACTGACGAGAAAGTTTT